TTAATGGAAGAATAGTAGATAACAATAATAACCTTGTAAGTACAGGAATTTCATTACTTTCCACAGTAAGTAAGTCTGTAGGTGGTAAAGAAATTGAATCTGTAGACTCAATTAAGCGTTATTCACCTAAAATTTACTCTGCTTATAATAGAGCAGTCACAGCAGGTGATTATGAGGCACTAATTCCTAAAATTTACCCAGAAACGGAGTCTGTTTCAGTTTTTGGAGGTGAAGAATTAAATCCTCCTCAATATGGAAAGGTTTTTATCACTATAAAACCATTTTATGGACCTTATGTACCAGATTCCATCAAAAATAACCTTAATACTATGCTCAGAAAGTATTCTGTTGCTGGAATTGTGACTGAAGTTCTGGATCTTAAGTATTTGTATATTGAAGCACATATTAATGCTTATTATAACCCTAGTTTAGCTCCTAGTGCAGATTCTGTAAAATCAGTAGTGTCTAATAATATTACTACCTATGCAGAATCTTCTGAAATGAATAAATATGGGTCAAGATTCAAATATAGTAAATTTCAAACCATTGTAGATAATAGTAATGAATCTATAACTTCTAATATTACTAAAATTGAAATTAGAAGAGATATGAAACCAGCATTAAATCAAAATGCAGAATATGAACTTTGTTTTGGTAATCCATTTTATATAAAAAATAATGATGGTTATAATATTAAATCATCAGGATTTAATATATTTGGAATAGCAGATACTGTTTATATGAGTGATTTGCCAAATTCGGATGGTAAAACAGGGACTATATTCTTGTTTAAATTGACATCTAGGAATAATCCACAAATTGTTTCTAATAATATAGGTACTGTTGATTATGATAGAGCTGAAATTATAATTAAACCTATTACTATTGTTAATACATCTAAAAAAGTACAGAATATTCCCATAATAGAAGTTTCTGCTTGTCCCAAATCTAATGATGTAATTGGATTGCAAGATCTTTACTTACAATTAGATATTAATAATAGCACTATTGATATGGTTGATGATAATGTTTCATCAGGTGATAATACTTCAGGTACTCTTTATACAGCTACTTCTAGTTACATGCTAGGAGATATATCTAGATTGACTGAAGAAGAATCTTTAAATACTACCCTCACTTCCTCAGATACATATATCTTAGGGTCTCCTACATCACCAACTTACTAAATCATCCCCTAAGGATAAATGCCAGAAAATACAAGGGTCAAAATTAGTTCAGTTGTTAAAAATCAACTACCAGATTTTATTAAAGCGGATTTTCCTCTTGCTGGTGAATTTTTAGCACAATATTATACTGCTTTAGAGGGGCAGGGATCTACATTAGATGTTTTACAAAATATTGACAAATATATTAAAATTGATGAATTAACAGACCTTACAGATTCTACATCTCTTTCATCTAACTTAGGAATTGTTGATAATACTATAAGTGTAGAATCTACTACTGGATTTCCTGATACTTATGGATTACTTGAGATAGATTCTGAGATTATTACATATACTGGTATTACGTCTACTTCCTTTACTGGTTGTTCTAGGGGATTTAGTGGAATTACTTCATATAGGAACCCTCTTGAAAAAGATGAGCTTGTTTTTTCTCAATCTGGAATTTCTACGCATTCTTCAGGTACTGTAGTTAATAATTTAAGTATTAGATTTCTTAAAGAGTTTTATAAGAAAGTAAAAACTCAAATTACACCAGGATTTGAGGAAAGAAAATTATCTGATGATATTAATGAAAGATTATTTGTCAAACAGTCTAAAGATTTCTATTCCTCTAAAGGAACAGACCAATCTTTTGAAATTCTTTTTAGATCTTTATATGGAAAGGATGTAGATGTAGTTAAACCACGAGATTTTCTTTTTATACCTTCAGATGCTAATTATAAGGTTTCAAAACAAATAGTAGTAGAAAAATTGGAAGGAGATCCTATGGATCTCATTAATAGGAATTTATTTCAAGATGATTCTTATGGATCTCCTAAAGCTAATGGATCTATTAGTGATGTAGAAGAGATAATAAGAGGAGATAAGTCTTATTATAGATTGAGTTTAGATTATAAACATAATTCCGATAGGGTAGATGGAGATTTTTCTATACATCCTACTACTAAGTTGGTAGATAGTGTCTCTGTTGGTTCTACTGTTTTAACTGTTGATTCTACTGTAGGGTTTGGAACAACTGGAACTTTAATAGCAAATTATGTAGATGGTACATTTAATTCTGTAAAATATACTTCAAAATCTTTAACTCAATTTTATGGATGTTCTGGAGTAGATAAAGATATATCTTCTACACAGGATTTAAGATTAGATCAATATGCTTATGGATATTCTGGTATAGGAACTGCTGATGTAGTAAAAGTTAGAGTTACTGGAGTTTTATCTAATTTAGATTTAAATTTTAATGATGCTTATTATAATGAGGTGGGAAATATAATAGAACCAAAAGGTTTAGGTTCTGTTTCTACTAGTGAAATAACTAAAAACTTATTCACCAATATTTCTATTACTTATAATGTAGAATCCATAGAACTTATTGATGATTCCAACTTTACATATAAATTAACTCTAACAGATAATCATGATTTTAAATCTGGCGATGATGCATTAATTAATAGTCTTTCTTGCGAAATTATTTCTCTGGTAAGTTCTAAAGAAGTCTTAATTAAAGGTTCTGGTGAGTTAAATCCAGATACAACATATAGGATAGAAAGATTATTATCTAAAGCTCTTTTAAGCAACTATCCTAGTGCTAGTATATACACTACTAATATTCAGAATTCTTATTTAGATGGTGATGAAGTATATATTGCTTCTCCTTCAATTCCAAGTTATTTTAACAATGCTTTAGACATTAGAGAAACTGATATTACATTTTCTGGGTCATTTGATAACAGTACTGAGATAATAATCAATAATCATGGATTAATAACTGGTGATAAGGTAACTTATGCGAATGGTGGTGATTCTAATAAGTTAGACATTGATGAAGGTGAATATTTTGTCAAAAAGGTAGATATTAATACTATAAAGATTTCTAAAAGTAATGCAAATATTAGTAATAGCATATATCTATCTTTTAGTGGTTCTGTAACTAATAATAAATTTGAACTTACTAGATTTGCTCAAAAATCAATACAATCTCAAAAATTACTAAGAAGAATTAAAGATCCAGTTTCTTCTCTTTCCAACCAATCCACTATTCCAGGAAAAACTGGAATTTTAGTAAATGGCGTTGAAATACTTAATTATAAGTCTAATGACGTAGTTCATTATGGACCAATTGAAAAAATTTCAGTTACAAGTGGAGGGGATAATTATGATGTTATAAATCCTCCTATTTTATCAGTTTCTGATGCAACTGGTGTAGGTGTATCTGCTTATTGTGAAGTTCAAGGTGCTGTAGAGAGAATTGATGTTATTGATGAAGGATTTGATTATCTTTCTACTCCTACTATAAAAATAACTGGAGGAAATGGTTCTGGGTGTGTTGCATATCCTAATATAATCTTAAAAGATCATTCTTTAACATTTGATTCTACAGAAATTGGTGGTTATGTTAATCTTACTAATAACACTATTGGATTCTCAACTTATCATAAATTTAGATATGGTGAGTTAGTAAGTTATATTACAGATACTCAAACAGCAATTGCTGGATTAACTACTGATTCATATTATTATTGTTGTATTAAAGATTCATCTACTGTTTCCTTGCACGCTAATTATTCAGATGCTGTTGCAGGAGTTTCTAGTATTGGACTTACTGGTTATGGGGAAGGTATTCAAGAATTGAAATGTGCTAGTAAAAAAAGAGTAGTTGGTTCTGTAAGTATTGGAAGTTCTGGTTTTGGTTATACTAATAGATTAACTTCTACCACTTCTTCTGGAATTAATACTGCTAATAATACTATTAATATATCTAATCATGGATATGAAACTGGAGAACTAATTAGATATGATAATAAAACAACTCCTGTTATTGGACTTACAACTTTAACAAATTATTATGTTACTGTAATTGATGGTGGTTCCTTTAAACTATCTTCTGTTGGTGTAGGGTCTACTGCATCTAATTTTTATTTAAGAAATAAAGAATATGTTGAATTAGAGTCTGGGGGTACTGGAATTCATGAATTTAATTATCCCCCAGTTCAGGTGTCAATAAGTGGTCATATAGGAGTATCTACCCTCTCTGGGCAAGACTTTAATGCATCACTACGACCTGTAGTAAGAGGATCTATTAAGTCTGTATACATTGCTAATGGCGGAGTTGGTTATGGATCATCTGATATAATCAATTATAATAGACAATCCACTTTTACACCAAAGAGTGGTAAGAATGCTCAATTAATACCAATTATAAGTGTTGATGGTAAATTAACCGAAGTTATTGTATTGAATGGGGGAAGTGAATACAATTCACCTCCAGATTTAAAATTATTAGGACCAGGAAAAGGAACTAATATTATCTCTATTCTAAAAAATGGATCTATTGATTCTGTTAGAATAGTTAATAGTGGGATTGGTCACACATCAACAGATGCTACTATAACAGTAACATCTAATGGAGATGGTTCAAAATTCTATTCTATTCCAAAAACTTGGACTATTAACAGTGTAGAAAGATTAATACAAAATAATCAAATTACAACTGATGATGGAATTGTAAGTAACGGATTAAATGCAGAGTTTGGTCTTCAATATTCTCATTTATATGCTCCTAGAAAATTAAGACAATCTGTTTATGTTAGAAGAAAAGTAGGCGATAAAGAAGTATTTGTTCCTGACTTAAATCTTGACCAAGATATAGAACAACCTTCAGTTATCCATTCTCCAATTATTGGGTGGTCTTATGATGGATCTCCAATTTATGGACCTTATGGATATTCAGATAATTCTGGTGGATCTATTAAAATTCTTGAATCTGGATATTCTGCGTCCATATCTAGTATTAGACCTAATCCTTTGACTGCTACTGGAGAACAAATATATTCTGAAGGATTGTTTGTAGAAGATTATACTTATAATGGAGATGGAGATCTAGATGAGCATAATGGTAGATTTTGTAAAACTCCAGAATATCCAAATGGAGTTTATGCATATTTCTCACTTATAAATCCTACAATCAATGACGATGATGGTTCATTTAAAAATTATAGAAAACCTCAATTTCCATATTTTATAGGTAATTCTTATAAGTATCAACCAATAGATTATAATTTTAATAGTCAATCAAATCAAGATATAATAGATTTAAATAAAACAGATTTAGTTAGAAATACTTCTCCATACAATTTCCTTCTTGGAGATACAAGTTATAATTTTTTAATAGATCCTACTAGTATTCGTAAACAAATAACTTACGTTAAATCCACTACTGCTGGTTCAATTGATAGTGTAGGAATTAATACTGGAGGATCTCAATATAAAGTTAATGATGAAATAGTATTTGATGATTCAAATTCTAGTGGATATAGAGCAAAAGCATCTGTTAAATTGATTGAAGGTAAAACCATCAATCAAATTAGTATTACTAATACTGAGTTTTCTAATGTAGAATTTGTACTTGGTGATACTAATGATAGATTTGTTGGTTATACTACCACTCCTCATAATTTTTATAGTACAGATCAAATATATATTTCTGGATTGAGTACAACTGGTATAAACAATAACTCTTCTTCTTCAATTGGAATTTCAACTGATAGATTTAAATTATTCAAAGCTTTAGGTACATCTTCTGCTACTGGAATTATAACTTATTTTGACTTGGATAGGGTTTCTAACTTAAGAGAAAATGATATTTTAGGAATAGGAACTGAAAGTGTACAAGTATTAAACGTTGATTTTGATTTAGATAGAATTAGAGTAAAAAGACAATATGATTCTACTGTAGGATCTGCGCATACTGCAAATAGTCTTATTTCTAAAAAACCAAGAAATTTCATCTTTAGTGCTTCAACTAAATTAGAAAATTCTAACTTAAGACTTAATAAAGAATTATATTTTAATCCTAAAGAATCTGTTGGGTTAGGAACTCTTGCTGGAGTTGGAATTGGATCAACTTTATCTTTTTCAAATCCAGGTACAGGAATAAGCGAAATATTCATTCCTACTAAATCATTGTATTTTAAAGATCATGGATTAGTGACAGGAGATGCATTAACTTATTCTACTAATACAGGAGCAGCAGTATCTGTATCAACTGATGGGATTGATGGATTTGCTCTTACTCAAGGACAAACAGTATATGCAGCAAAATTATCAAATGATTTAATTGGAATATCTAGTGCAAGAGTAGGATTGGGTTCTACAGGATCTTTAGTTGGAATTAATAGCACTACAACAGTATCTACACTTTACTTTATTGGTGTAGGAACTGGAGTATATCATAGTCTTAAGACTAATTTTGAAAATACATTAACTGGTTCTATAAGTAGATCTTTAGTTACAGTATCTACTTCTTCTACTCATGGTCTGAAGGCAAATGACAACGTTAAATTAACAGTTCAGCCAGGAATAACTACTACTGTAAAAGTAGCATATAATGATTATAATAGAAGATTAATAATTGATCCTAGAACATTTGTTGCTGGTGATGTTAGTATTGGTAATAACACTATTACTATACCTTATCATAAGTATAATAATGGACAAAAAGTTATTCATACTGCAACTACTTCTTCTGGTGGATTAGTAGATAATAGAATTTATTATATTTCAATAGTAGATAGAAATACTGTAAAATTATCTAATAGTTATTTTGATGCTATACATTTAAATCCAAAAGTAATTAATATTACTAGTGCTTCGGCTGGAACTATTTCTCCAATAAATCCTCCCATAAAATTAGAGAAAAATTTAAAAGTATATTTTGATCTTTCAGATTCTTCTTTATCTTTTATTGATGGTGGAGTTTCTTATAGTGCTTTTGATTTTAAACTTTATAGCGATCCAAAACTTAATAATTCATTCTTTACATCTGGAGAAACTGATGACTTTAATGTAGTTAGTTCTGGAAGCATTGGTATAGATTCAAATTCAAATCTTACAGTTAAGAATGTAGGCGAAATCAATAAAACATTATACTATAATTTAATACCTACAAATACAGATGGAAATACTTTAGTTAAAACTGAAATAATTAGGGATGTTGATAATATAAGGAATTCTAATTCTGCTACTTTAGTACCTCATTCATTAGAAGGAGGTCATAATTTAGTTGGAGTAGGAACTACTACATTCTCATTTATAACTTCTGTAGATTCTAAAAAATTAGAATATACTTCTTCTGATGGTGTGTTATCTTATACTACTAACTCTAAAAATGCTGAAGGACCTATATCAGATATTGAAGTTAAACATTCTGGATATGAATATAAAGTATTGCCTGGAATAAGCACTATAATATCTGATAAGGGAAATAGCGCAATTTTAGAAACCAATGGTATTACTATAGGTAGAATAAGTAAAAATGTAGTTCAGGATATTGGATTTGATTATTCTATAGATAAAACTCTTAGACCTGAAGCTAATGTTCCTCAATTAATTAAATTAGATTTACTTACTTCTTTAGGTAGTATTGGAATTGCTTCTGTTGGTAAAAATTATCTAGAATCTCCTGGTTTAGTTCTTTTAGATGGATTAACTAATAAGGTAGTTGATGATGTAGATTTAAATTATAAATTAGGAGATACTCATGTTAGTATTTTAGTTAATACTAAAACTTTAAATAATGTTACTCCTAAGATAATTCCTACTAGCAATTCTAATGGAATTACTATTAATAATATAGATTATAATAGCGGTACTAAAGATGTAACATTAACTATTGGAGCTAGTTTTAGTAATGCTGCTGACTATCCTTTTGAGGTGGGTAAGAAGGTACTTATCGAAGGTGTTAGTGTTGGAGTTGGTAGTACTGGTAAAGGTTATAATAGTGCAAATTATGATTACACTTTATTTGAAATTTTAGCAACAGATCCTAATATTGGAGGAACTTTAGGAACTGTAAGATACAATTTAAACAATATTATTGCAGATGGAGAAATTCCAGGAACATTCCAATCTAATCTTTCATCAGCTAAAATTACAGCACAAGAAGATTTCCCAATTTTTGATATTAAATTAAAAGTTGATGAATTTGAAAAAGGTGAAGATGTAGTTGCTGGTTCTAAGAAGGGATCTATTCAATCTTGGAATAATTTTTATGGATATCTTAGAGTATCATCTATTCAAGATTTTGAAATTGGAGATTTTATTATAGGACAATCTTCAGGTACTAGAGGAACTGTAACAGAAGTTATAAAAGATAAATCTTTATATAATATTGGATCATCTTCTATTGTAGAAGAAGGTTTTAAGAAAAATACTGGATTTTTAAATAATAGTTTACAAAGAGTAATTGATAGTGATTATTATCAATATTTCTCATATTCTCTCAAATCTGAAGTGCAATATGAGGATTGGAAGGAAGCAGTATCTACTTTAAATCATACAGCAGGATTTAAAAAATTTAGTGATTTAATTATTAAAAATGAAGAAGAAGTGGGAGTTGCTACTGTTCAAACTGAAACTAAGTTTGAAGTTATTAATGATTTAATATCCATTATGGATATGAATACAGTGTTTGATTTCGATCTTGTTAGAGAAAAAACTTTAACAATTAATTCTAATGTTATTTCAGATGAAGTGGTTTTTGAATCTAGAATTCTTCAAGATTATAATGAGTCTGTTGGAAATAGAGTATTGACTATTGATGATATTAGTGGAGATTTTAATAATAATGCTAGAACAGATGCATTTATGTCTGTTGATAGTTTCACTTTAGCAAATGTAAGATATAGAAAGTATATCACATTTATTAGAGATAAGAGATACACTAAAGAGAGGCAAATACTAATAGTATCTTCTCTTCATGATGATAGTGGTAATATCTTCTTAAACCAGTATGGTAGAGTTGAAACTAATACTGACCTTGGAGAGTTTGGTGGGGATTTGGGTTCCTATGATATGGATATTGCTGGTGATGATGGAAGACTTTTATTCTATCCTAAGAAGTTTAAGTATAATAATTATGATGTTTCTAACATAGCATTTAATATTTCTGATAGTGTCGCTGGAGTAGGTTCTACTGGATTGGGTGGTATTGTTAATATTGTAAGTAGCACAGCAACTATACCTTTAGGAATTACCACACAACATAATATTGTCTCTTTTGCTACCAC